AGAATGGAACGAAGACTATATCCACGCACTAGAAGGCCCAATACCCGGTGATTCGACAAACAGGTTATATTGGACGGGCGAGTCCTATCCGAAAATGGGTACGGCTGTAAATATCGTATCAGGGACTGCTGGATACCCCGACATTTCTTTTCGTTTAGGTGTCCCTGCTCCTTCGGGCGCTCCAACAACTTCTAAAAATGGTACTGCTGATGCGGCTCAATCTCCAAATGAAGCGTCTTATGTTTACACCCTAGTAACTGCAAATGGAGAAGAGGGACCGCCTAGTCTAGCGTCAGCAGTCATTCAACTTACAGATACTGAGACTGTAGATGTATCTACCCCAACCCCGTCAACAGCTTCAGGAAACTACAACTTTGGTACGGGCGCGTTAAAAAGGCTCTACAGAAGTAACACTGGTAGCAACAGCACTCAATTTCAATTCGTAAAAGAGGACGTATTTACCGCGACTACCATAGTCGATGATAAAGATGGCGATGAACTCGGTGAAGTTCTTCCTTCTACCTACTGGATTGGACCGCCTGACGATGACACCAGTTTGTACCCTGATGGCCCACTGCAAGGGCTAACCAATTTAGCCAACGGTGTTTTTGCAGGATTCACAGGGAAGCGGTTGTGCCTAAGTGAACCTTACCTTCCTCATGCGTGGCCCGTCAGTTACAGAATTACATTAGCAGAAGATATCGTTGCCATAGCTGGTGTGTCTAACGGGATTGTTTGTTTGACCAATGGCCGTCCTTATTTAGTTACTGGTACGGACGCGAGTGCCATGAGCGCTATACAGTTAGATCTGTCGCAAGCGTGTGTCAACAAACACTCTGTCGTTGATATGGGGGATTATGTTCTGTACGCATCCCCAGACGGATTGGTTGCAGCGTCTGGGTCAGATAATCAAGTTGTTACCGAGGGGCTTATATCAGCTAAACAGTGGAACGACAATTTCTATCCTACGACGATTAAAGCCTTTAAGCATGAAAACACCTACATAGCTTTTTATACAGATGGCTCAACTCATGGTGGATGGGTATTTGATCCAAGAGCGAGTGAGGCTGCTATATCGACGCTTGGGCGTAGCGCACAACTTCGTGGTGCCTATATGAACCACGATGATGGAGAGCTGTACTTTATTGAAAGCAACACTGTTAGAAAATACCGGGGTGGTTCGTTCAACAGAACGTCAACTTGGAAGAGTAAAAAGTTCCTAGCCCCTAAACCAATAAGTATGGGCTGGGTTTCCGTCAAAGCAGAAGCCTATCCTGTAACTGTAAAGGTCTCGGCAGATGGTACGTTGATTGCAAACTACACGGTGAGCTACAGCAGCAACGTATATACCCAAGTGACTTCAACGCCCTCCGGTATTAGTAACGCTACTTTAAGAGAGCCGATTATGCGTTTACCCGCAGCATTAGGTAAGGAATGGGAGATAGAAGTTAGTGGTGCAGTAACGATAAATGAAGTTTGTATTGCCGAGTCTATGGATGAGATCAGGCAAGCATGACAATTATAAGAACGGACGATCCAACAAAACTTCCGGGTATCCCTAAATCTCCTGCCGGTGCAACTGCCGAGGAAAAACGGTGGTACGACACCATAGCTCAGATTATGGAGATACGGCTAGGGCTCAGGGGCGATCCTAGAGATCGTGCTGTTACGTTACGAGAGTTAATCTCTTCGGGCCTCGCGGTTGATTTAAGGTCTAACGCTTTTAATCCAAATGCGGTTGGAGGCACTGATATTGGGTTTGCGGGAGAACCAACCCCGATTTTGACTGTACCTCCTACGCCAACGGGCTTTACTGCTAATGGCGCTTACTCCCAAGTAAATTTGTTTTGGGACTTTCCGATTTATCAAAACCATACCCACACTGAAATTTGGCGGCATTCAGCCGACATTATTGGAGATGCACAATTAATAGGTATTGAATCAGGTCGCTCGTTCGTAGATGCAGTTGGTTCAGGGGTCAGCAACTATTATTGGATTAGGTTTGTAAACCAAGACGACGTTTTTGGAGCTTTTAATTCTACGTCAGGTACATTAGGAGCAACTTCGCCTGATGTCGATCTTTTACTTACTACATTAAATGGCGCGATTAACGAATCGGAATTGGCTTCGGCATTAACAACAAAACTAGACGGTTTTGAGACAGACATTTCCAATCTTGAAACGACCTTTAGTTCTACCTCTTCTGCTGCAACAAGTGCAGCTGCGGCTGCTGCTAGTGAATCAGCAGCAATAGCAGCTAAAACGGCAGCTCTCTTAGCACAAACTGGTGCAGAGACAGCGGAAGATGATGCTGTAATCGCAAAGACGGACGCGCAAACTGCACGATCTGGAGCGCAAACTTCTGCCACTGCTGCCTCTAATTCAGCAACAGGAGCTGCTGGCTCTGCCTCTTCAGCGTCAAACTCAGCTACGACAGCGGCTAACTCAGCCAACGCTGCGGGTTCTTCGGCTACAGCTGCGGCAACCAGTGAAACAAACGCCGCAACCTTTGCTACTAACGCAGGAACAGCCTCTACTGCCAGTCAGACTTCAAGACTTGCAGCTGAAGCGGCTGAGTCAAATGCTGAAAGTGCTGAGACTAACGCCGCCTCATCCGCAACCGCTGCGGCAACTAGCGCTACAAGCGCAAACGCAAGCCAAACAGCTGCATCACAAAGCGCAAGCACGGCTAATACTGAAAAACTTGCAGCTGAGACCGCTAGATCAGGAGCAGAAACAGCGGAGACTAATGCCGCTTCTAGTGAAACGAATGCTTCAGGATCGGCATCTTCGGCATCTACTAGCGCCACCAATGCGGCTAATTCCGCTACAGCCGCAGGCAACAGCGCAGGAGCAGCAAACACCAGCGCTCAAACTGCCACAACGAAAGCCTCCGATGCAGGTACTTCTGCCAACGCAGCTTCATCTAGTCAGACGGCTGCTGGTACTAGCTCAACTAATGCAGCCAATAGCGCTAGTGCAGCCGCCACAAGTGCTACTACTGCTGGAGCGAGTGAAACAGCTGCTGGTCAATCTGCAAGCACAGCCAGCACCCACGCAAACACTGCTGCTACCAAGGCTGGTGAGGCATCGACGTTTGCCAGTAATGCTGCTAGTTCAGCTACAGCGGCTGACGGATCTGCAACAGCAGCCTCAAGCACGGTCAACGGATTAACCGCCAGATTAAACAACGCAGGCGGCACAGGCGTTACGGTTGAGCAACAGTTCACAGCAAATGCTAACTCGCTCGGAGAGCTTGAAGGTCAATACACCGTTAAAGTTGACGCTAATGGTGCCGTCGCAGGATTTGGTCTTGCTAGCACAACCACCTCTTTAGGGACAAACGAAAGCGAGTTCTACATAAACGCTGATCGTTTTGCGCTTATGCGGGGTGGCTCCGATACAACTACTGCTGTATCTCCTTTCACTGTCCAAGCTACTGCTACAACTATTAACGGCATTGCAGTTCCAGCTGGTGTCTATATGGACGCGGCGTTTATAAAAACCGCCTCAATTACATCTGCTCAAATTGGCTCGATAAATGCTGACACCATAGATACTGGGACGATAAATGCTGACTATATAGACGGCGGTACTATTGACGCGTCTACTGTGAACATAGCCGGGGTAGGAACGGGATTAAATATTAAGTCGTCCTCGACTGGGGCTCGAATGGAGATCGCCTCAAACGTCATCAAGATTTATGACACTAGCGGGTTAAGAGTTGTGCTGGGCCAAATATGACTTATGGGTTGGAGGTTTATGCAGCGAATGGCACCAAGGTAATCGAAGTTTCCAGTCGAGTTACACGGTCATTCGGAGCTGGGACTACCTCAACAATTACAGATGGCAGTTACGTTGATGTAAGTATTTCTGGTATGACGAGCGGAGATGATTGGCACGTTGTAACTGCTCCTAACAACGCGCCTAACTCTATGAATTCAAGGTTCCATGATACGACTCGTCACAGTGGTTATTTTAGGGTGACAAACAACATGGGGCAGTCCAGCACATTTGATTGGATTGTACTTAGGACGGGTTGATGGCTCACGGTATTCAAATCTTTAATGGCAGTGGTAGAACCGTGATAGATACGACGCAAGGACTGTCAATTCTGTATGCGACTTCAAGTGGAACCGCAACCGGGAATACTGCTTACCCTACAACAAACTACTCTGGCACAGACCTGATTATTGCAAGACCTGCTTCTTCGGCAGTTGGTTCACAAGGACGCGGGTTAGCGAGAATTGGTCGGCAATGGGACGGAGATTGGGGACCGGGATTAACGTCTTTTCCATCAGGGAATAATGGCAATGGGGGCGGTCACGTTGTTTGGAGAGAGTTAAAAGCTCAATCAACAGCTAATTTATCAGTAGGCGGTCAAGGTTTAGTTGTTTATGACGGGGCAGGAACGGCTAGTTCTAATATTTTGTTTTCAGCAACGGACTTAGACACTACGGCTCAATTAATGGCATCCGGTAAATGGAATGGCACATCAGGTACAGGTGGCCCAGAAGGTTATTACTACGAATTTTCAATGGACTCTAGCCTTGATGAAGGGCGCTACTATGGCTTGGTAAGTAATGCAGGGCAACAATACCTGTCTGGTAGCAGGGGGAACAATTCTAGGTTTCACGTTAGCTACGAATTCAATTACCAAACAGGAAAAATAAGGATGCTGAATTATTTTTCTGTGGGCAGCACTCAGACTGCAATGTCTACAAATAGGGACTGGGCAATTTTTTATGTAATCAATGGTGGATCGGTTGATGACAATTTTACTTAGAGGGTCACATGGCACATAGATTTGCATTTGTTAATTCAGAGGGTGAGCTAAAGGGTATTACGTCTCCGGGTAGTGATGATCAGTACGTAAATCTTCAATCCTATGGCGATACAACTGCAGTCATCATACCGACTGATATCGATAATGATGAGCTTATGGTCACAGGTTGGTACGACTTAGAAGCTAATACATGGGAAACCCGTATTGCATGTCCTGCAAGTTATTTTAAGTGGGTGAATAAAGCATGGGCCTTTGATTCGACCACGTTTTTTTCAGAGCTTAGGTCGATGCGGGACGAAAAACTTTTTGACAGTGATTGGACTCAATTTAACGACAGTCCTTTGACTGATTCAGAAAAAGCTGACTGGGCTACGTATCGTTCAGCCTTGAGGGATGTCCCCTCAACAAACGCCAACGCTACTTCAGTAGAAGATGTTGTTTGGCCCACTAAACCCTAAATAGGAGAGCACTATGCACATGGGAAATAAAAAATGTTACGTAAATGCAGCCCCCGGAAAGAAAGTCGGCGCTAAGAAGCCCAAGAAGAAAGGCTACTAAGGATGTGGCAGTCGTTGATTGGGCCCGTAGCAAATCTTGCTGGCGGCTGGCTGAAAAATAAAGCCGAAGAGAAACAAGCGAAGCATGAGGCTCGCCTTTCGGTTATTCAAAACGAAGGTGATTGGGAATCAAAGATGGCAGATGCGTCTGCTAATAGCTGGAAAGACGAATGGTTTGCAATCCTACTAAGCCTACCTTTGTTGTCAGTTGCCTATAGCGTAGTGGCGAATGACAGTGAAGTAGTGACTAGGGTCAAAGACGGGTTTGAAGCATTAGCCATGCTGCCCGATTGGTATAGCTACCTGCTGTTTATGGTTGTCTCTGCCAGCTTTGGGATCAAAGGGGCTGACAAGATAATGAGCATGAGAAAGAAATGAACTTTAAATATTTCACTCTCGACGAGTTTAAATGCCAAGAGACTGGTGAGCATGGGATCAAAGAAGAGTTTGTTACGGCGCTCGATGCGTTACGTTACGAATGTGGTTTTCCTTTTAGGATTACGTCTGGTTATAGGTCTCCTAGTCATAGCATCGAGGCCAAGAAAAAAAAGCCGGGGCAGCATGCTATGGGGATTGCTTGCGACATCGCTGTTAATGGTGGGAATCAGCGCATTATTATTGTAGAGAATGCTTTGAAACTCGGCTTTTCGGGGATCGGGGTCGCGAAGACCTTTATACATGTAGATATACGAACAACCCCTAAGATGATGTGGTGTTACTAAATGGCAAAAATAACTATCGCGGACCTAGAGCCTAACCAGTTGATAACTGTTTCACTAACAGAAATAGTTGTCGAATTTGACCCGGACGAGAATGATCCTGAAGAGGTAATTCCCGAGGAGGAAGCTCGTATTGCGAACCTTGTTGGCCTGCCTAAGAAGACTGCGTAAAAAGTGCGTAAATTACGCAATTGAAAAGTAAACAACGGTAAACAACGGTAAATATGAGTGCGTATTTAGGTGCGTAAAACCGCTGAAAAGCACTCGTAAGTCATTGAAAAGTAAACAAGGGTAACTAACTGGCGGAGAGAGAGGGATGCGCTCCGTCATTTTTACTAAGTTACTGTTTTAAAACACTAATTTCTGCTATTATAACGTAAATTACGCAGGAATTACGCAAATGGCTACCATGAGGGAGCTTTCAAACGGCAACTGGCATGTGGAGATCCGCAAAACAGGTTTTCCTCCAGTTCGTCAAACTTTCCCCACCAAAACTCAAGCAAAGCACTGGGTCTATCGCACTGAGTCTTTAATGAACGAAGGAGAGTGGACTGATCCTGACGGCTATGATCAAACTATTACTGTCCCTCAAGTCCTCCAGATCTACCTCGATGAACTCTTAGATGCACGACCGGGGCACACCATTGGTAAGAGTAAAATAAGTTGCATCAAACGGATGCAAAAAGAACCGCACTTTGTGGGCGTTAGCGTTGTAGACCTTAGCCCCAAGATCCTAAACGCCTATGCAAAAAAACGACGGAGGAAAGTTGGCCCAAAGACACTGGGTGATGACTTGAGCTACTTGTCTCAAGCGATAGATACAGCGAACGTTCTCTATGGTCTAGGGTTTAGGGGCAATACTGTTCGGGAAATGAAGAAGCTGCTGAAAGCTAAAGGTACGGTAGGTAAATCAAAGAGGCGAGTGCGGCGGATAACTGAAGAAGAGGAGTTGGCGCTGTACGAAGTCACAACGGGTGACTGGCTACATCCGATTATTAGGATTGCGATTGAAACAGCAATGCGACAGGAAGAAATTCACAAGTTGGAATGGTCTGACATAGATTTTAATCGTGACATTGTGTTGATTAGAGACCGTAAAGATCCAGAGAATAAGATCGGTAACGATGAAGAAATACCGCTGTTACCGGCTATGAGAGAGGTGCTCCTACGTGAAAAGCGCTGGGCTAAGACCCACAAAGTCTTTCCGTATCCAGCTCTCACATCCTCTGTTTCTGACAAGTTTGCCAAGAAAGCAGAAAAGGCAGGGTGCCCGGATATTACGTTCCATGATATCCGACACGAAGCGATAAGCAGACTGATAGAACGTGGGCTATTAATCCCAGAGGTGTGCGTTATATCTGGTCACAAAAGTTGGGACACGCTGAAGCGTTATACACACCTCAAACCAGAGAGCCTACTCAGTAAGTTTTAACTGTATGTAGTCAGCTACTGCTGGAGTGGGGAACAGTAGCTTTTTTCCCAATTTGTAATGGGGGACATCGAGTTCCCCGGTACTAGATTTGTTGTAGAGTGTTTGGTTACTGACGTTAAGTACCTCTGCTACGTCAGCAACAGTCATAAATTGACCGTAAGCAGTTACGAGCGCTTCTTTCATAGCGTTCCCTCTTGGGTTTCTAACCTTCTGATTTCAGCTTCGGCATAGAATTTTATTTTCTTTGCGTCTCGCAGTTTTTTTGAATGTTGTACCTCACCGTATCGATAACACGCTCTAAAGATTTCCCCTATTTGGGCGTTCATATCTTTGTAACTAATTAGGTCTTGTAGTTGATCGGCGGCTTCTGGGAGGAGGTAATAATCCGCTGAAGATCCGTCGCTTTGAGTTTTTTTGTTAGTGTTGCTAATAACCATAGATGAAAACTCTTAAAATGTAAAGCTGGTATGTCAAACTAAATAGAGTGAAACAACAGTGTAGTGTTTAATGAAGGGGGTAGTGTCAAGGGTTTTCCATTCATTGTAGGGTACACGATCAAGTTCAAGTAAACGCTGCGACTTTTTTGCTTGCGTTAAAACTGAGTAAGTTGTGACAGGATTATCGGGTTGCACTTTTTGCTGTTGGGCTTTTGTGTCTTGGCAAAACATTCTTGTGTTTTTATATAACAACCTATCATTTGTTTTTAGCGAAACGTCTTGGTCCATGTAAATGACGAACAATTCAGGGTCGCCAACTGCGGAATGAAACCAAGTGTTTGTGTTTCGTATTACAGAAGTATTTAGGTCTCTGTGCCGCACTTTTAAAGTAGTGTATCTAGGCATTAAGTTTTTTAACGTTGGATCGATAGTCTCTGCGCTTACCTCTAAGTAATTTGCAAGTTTAATAATTGCGGCGGGTGATAGCTCAGTTAAGTTGTTAAGGTATTGACTTAATGCACCTTGAGTCCAGCCAAGTTCTTTGGCTGCTGTTATTTGAGTTATACCGCGCTCTCTTTTTTTCTGTTGCCATATCCGTTTTAGATTTTGTAGAACGATTTGGTCGCTCATGATTTGCCCTCATAGACAGTGTTGTATAGCCACGTAACAAAATCATCTCGTGTGATTAGGTTGTTTATGTACCAGTCATGTGGGATATCATTTTCCCAGACGGTACTGTCGGACAGAACTATAACATTATTACCAACGCCTATAACAGCTGCGACTTCGTGACCAAAACTCTCCATTTGCGTTAGCCACGATTTTTGTAGGGACGAAAGTGTGTTTTTTAGTTTAGTGGTTTTTCTTTTTGGTGCTTCTTTAATGTACTTATATTCGATGAAGATTGTACCAGCGGGGCCAGCATAAAAAGCATCTGGCACCCCGCCAGCATAAGTATCGTGGATCTTCCAGCGATACACTTCAGATGGCAGTGAACGATGCACGGCCTTGATAAAGCTGTGCTCGTTCACATCACTCCAATATTAGAATTGGGAATATTGAGCATACATCTTCTCAGCAGAATGGTAGGCAATCTCGTTTGCCCAACCAAGATTTTCTATCTTTAAGTTGAGGAATGTACCCATACGACCCTCTTGCTGTACGGTGGATAGCTTCCAGACGCTGCTGAAACGATCGCCGCTGTTGGCTGCAATTTGTGAGTTCCATTGTTTAGATACACGCATTTTTGTGCCAGCAAAGTCAAACACGACAGGTGAGTTACCCTCGATCACACCTGTTTCTGGGTTGAGCATTACAAGTAAGTGTGTATTACCGTCAGTAATTTCTAAGTCTGCTTTGTCAGCATCGTCTTGCTCTTCTAGCAAAGCGTTTGCCTGCTCAAAGCTACGGAACTTACCGAGATACTTTGAAGGGTTAACGCCGTACTTAGTTTTGACTTGGAAGTAGGGCGAGAAGTTGAGGTTGAGTACGTGTATAGGGCCAGTATAAAGCTGACCAGTAAGTACATTAATAAAGTTACAGGCTTCGGCACCCTCAATAAACTTCGGGTTGTACTTGTCTACCTCGTGGGACATTTTTTGCAGCTGCTTAATTTGCGGAACGACAAGCTGTGAACCTACGTTCTCGTTACCGCGTGAACTCTCTGGGTTCATGTAGGCGGGTAGGGTGCTTGAGGTTTCTGTTACTGCTGTAGTTTGCTTTGGCATAGTTTAGTTACCTTTAGTTGGTTAGTTTTTTCTTAGATTAAGTACGTCCATTTCGAACGGTTCGACACCGGGCACTGTGATACCTTCTTTGTATCGGTCATCGACAGACTTTTGTCCGGGCCTTCTTTGGACTAGGGAGTAATCACCTTCCGCGATCATGTACGCGATATATGTATCCCAGTCGGTTACGTTATAAACAGTGCGTGTGTTTCGAGAAACGCTGCCATGCTCAGTACGTATGTGGTTCAAACCTACTTCATCCATTGCTTTTATTAAGACGTACTCCTGCTTTTCTAGGGCTTCTTTACTTTCTTTAAGGTCGGCGTTTAGGTCTGAAATTCGTTGTTTAATTGTCATAAGTTTTTGATGTTCTTCTTCCCAGTTCATGCTGTTTTCCGTTGCTGATGAAGTGTGTTTAAGATGTCTAGTAGGTCTTCCATGCGTGATAGTTTTGATTGAAGTTTTTCGTAAACGTTTTCTTCCCACGTATCTCGTGCTGCGATATGAATAACTTCCGTTCGCTTGGTTTGACCAGCACGGTAGATACGTCGATTAAACTGTTGGTAATGCTCTGCGTTGTAACTTGGGGACGACCAGATAACAGTTGTTGCCTTAGTCATTGTTAAGCCGTGACCAGCAGATTGAGGATGAGCAAACACAACTTGTAAGTGACCAGCTTGTAATCTATCTACAACGTCTTTGCGTTTTTCTGGTGGTGTGCTGCCGTCAATAATCCCGTATTTAATATTTTGTTTGTCACACTCGGCGGTTAGGTGGTCACGCTCGTGTTGCCAATTGAAAGCAACAAGTGATTGCGAACGTTCTTTAATTAGGTCGAGCACAAGTTGGTAACGTTCCTCGTGAACACCGACTTGCACTCCGTCTCCGTCATAGACACATCCAGTGCATAACTGAAGAAGTTTTTTGATCTTAGCTCCTGCATGAACGGCACTGATCACTGAGCTATTGGTGGATAGCACTGATTCATTGGCTAGGGTCAAATACTGTTTGTAAATAGTAGGACTGAGCGTTACGTACTTTGTTGAAACGGTCTGCTCGGGCATGTCGATACAGTTTTCTAAGGTGTATCGGATGTTGATATCGTGCAATGCGGCAGCTACGGTTTGTTCTGCATCTGGCTTGTCGATCCATTCATTTGCGAAACCATTGAATCGCGTTGTGCAGACGGAATTGCGGAACCCATAGAAGCGTCTACCTAACCGTTCACCGCCGTCTACGAGTAATGTTGGATGCCAAATGTCTAAGATTGTGTTTGAGTTTGGTGTGCCTGACATTGCTATGCGGTACTCAAACTTCTCTGCAATCTTGGCTGCGGCTTTACTACGCTGACTATCTTTGTTCTTGAACGCGGTAAATTCATCAATGCAGAGAGTGTCGAACCCTTCTAGCAGTTGCGAATTTTTAGCAATCCACTTAACTGCATCGTGGTTGGTAAGCACAATGTCAGCATCTGAATTAAACGCAGCCGCACGGTTTTTTGCGTAAGCTGCAACATAGCTTACGTCCGATTGGAACTTACTGAGATCATCTCCCCACGAGGCTTCAAGGATTGAAAGCGGGGCTAGGACAAGCATTCGTCCTGTGCGTCTTTGAGCATAAGCATCGATGACGCTTCTTGTTTTACCTGTACCGGGATCGCTAGTGATTAGGCAATGTTTGTTGTTGAGTATGAAATCAGTAGTTGTTGTTTGGTGTTGAAATGGTTTTAGCATAGTCAGATTTTTTAAGGTTTATAAGATTAGCATCACTAATAATTAGAGGCAAGCGTTAATGAACCGTTCTCGATTAAAAGCTGCATTAAACTGCTCAAGCTGATCGGCTACTTCTTCGCACATGAGCGCGTATTCTGGGTGTCGCATTCGATGACGAGTGTTGTTTCTTAATAGGTCGGCTACGAGTTGAAAGTGCTGTCGTGTTAATGTCATTTGCTAATATATCCTCAAAGATTTCTTGTTTGATTTCAGCCGCAGTTGATCGATCAAACTTACTTACAAGTTTGATGTCGGATTTTTTTAGTTTGTATGTTTGCCAGTAAATAGCTTCTGGAGGGTCGGTTAAGAGACGGTACTCGATAAGTGTACCGTCTCTCTCGTAATACATAATCACGCGACGCGCCAGAGTCCGAATTGATCGTTTTTGGTTTTGCGTTGTGCAACTTTAAACCCAAACTTTTTCATTGCTGAACCAATTCTGTTAGCGTCTTTTTGACTTGATGCAAAGACACAATCCATAACATCCATATTTTGCAAAGCTGCATACTTTGAAGATCTGGCGTTATAGGTTCGTGGTGGGATGGGTACATCTTTTTTGATAACGAGCATCGTGCTCTCCTTGTTTTAAAGTTAAAAAAACCTTCCTACCTAGACTGGAGGGACTAAGTAGGAAGGCGGTCCTAAGCAGGCATGTAAGGGGAGGATTAGCCTGTTAGATCGTGTTACTCCACTCCCCAAGTGCATTCAGGTTCGTCACCTTTACGGAACGAGCACCATTTACATGCGCTTTTACTGGGGGTTGGAGCAAAATCGGTACAGGTAGTCATTGCAATAGCTCTGTTGTAGAAGCCGGGTGCAAAGTTCATAGCCTGTTCACGGGTAAATGTTTTAATCGTTGTTTCGCTTTTGTCGAGATACCACAGTTCTGTTTTAACGAATTGCAAATGCGGGTATCTAAAAAAAGTACCAATGGCATAAAGCAAGCATTGCTGACTGTGGGTGATTTCATTTCCCCACTTCTTGCCAGTCTTGTAGTCAATGACTCGGGCGCTTGTTTCATCTTCGTGTACAAGAGCATCTAATTTGATACGTGCCCAAGTTGCTCGCTCTACCCAACCTACAGGATTCCAATCAAGATCAAATCCCCATTCGCCTTCTAGCTCTACCTTTGCATCGTTGAATAACGTGCGAAGTTCGTGGAACTCATCTTCGAATTTTTTG